AAGAGCTTCTTTTCGCTTGATTGGGTTCTGACGCTATCATCTGGGCTTGGCTCATGGAACGGCCATAAGACGGCCACAGAAGGCGCTCACGTTTATCTGGCTGGCGAAGGCCATCACGGCCTCAAGGCTCGCATAGCCGCGTGGAAACAGGTGCATGGCGTAGACAAGACCAACCTGTTCGTGTCGCTGTCAGGCTGCGACTTTAACAAGCCAGACGGCTTTGCGAAGGTATGCGAGTCCCTGATGGCAATAGGCCAACCCATCCTGTCTGTGACTGTTGATACTGTTCACCGCTTTTACGATGGCGACGAGAATAGCGCCAAGGATGTCCGTGAGATGATTGTTGCTTGCGATCAGATTAAGGAAACATTTGAGTGTGCCGTTATCCTTGTTCATCACACTGGCGTGTCAGAAGACAGCCAGCATAGAGCCAGAGGGTCTTCTGCTTGGCGCGGTGCGCTAGACATTGAGGTGTCTATTGTGCCCGGCAATGATGATACCCCGATGCAGGCTATTATGCGTAAGGCCAAGGACTCTGAGATGGCTGCGCCTTTAGCGTTCAGGTTCGAGCAGACTGAGATAGACGGTTGGTTTGATGAGGATGGCGATCCTGTCACCAGTGTTGTTTTGAAGCGCACTGAGCCTCCCGCCAAGTCTGCCGCAAAGTCCGAGCAGGACACCTCGTTCCGTTTATTCCGCAGGCACTGGGATGCGGCTGGAGAGGTGCTGCCTGATGGACGGCCTTATCTGACGCGCTCTGCTTTGATTGATGGACTTATCAAGGACGGCAACAAGCCATCTACGGCAGAGAAGAAGGTTAAGCCATCTTCTCCGATGATGAGTAAATTAATCGAAGCTGGTCTGATTGAGCCGTATGAGCATGGCTGGGTTGTGATTGACACAGGCCATGCTGGGGCGATGGCGCTCAGTAAATTCGGAGCTTGACCCCGAACACGATTCGTTTTAAGCAACCCATACGCCGCCAAACGGAATAGGCCGAAAGGGCGGTGGGAGAAAACTATGGCTATTAACATTAAACGCACAGGCACGTTGTCTGGCAACGGGGTTAAGCTCGTTGTGTATGGTCAAGCCGGGGCAGGTAAGACCACGCTTATCAGCACGATGCCTAATCCGATTATTCTATCCGCAGAGTCGGGCCTACTGTCGATTCAGGGTTCTGACCTGCCTTACATTGAAGTTGACTCAATGCAGTCGCTACAAGATGCCTTTATGTGGGCTAGTGACAGCGAAGAAGCCAAGGGCTTTGACAGCATTGCGCTCGACTCCATCAGTGAGATTGGCGAGGTTGTTCTCAATTACGAGAAGAAGCAAACCAAAGACCCTCGTCAAGCTTATGGCCTTTTGACAGAGCAAATGACGGACATCATTCGTGGCTTCCGCGATCTACCTAACAAGCACGTTTATTTCAGCGCCAAGGTAGAGAAGTCGCAGGATGAAATGGGCAAGCTGCTCTATAATCCATCAATGCCAGGCAAGTCGCTAACGCAGGGACTGCCTTATTTCTTCGACGAGGTTCTGGCGCTACGCATTGAGCGTGATGCTGACGGCCAGCCGCAGCGTGCCTTGCAGTGCAATGACGATGGTATGTGGCTTGCCAAGGACCGCTCTGGTCGCCTTGATATGTGGGAAGCGCCTGACATGGGTGCGATTATCCGCAAGATTGGGGGTGAAGCATGACTGTCTTGTTTGAAGACTGGATGCGCGCCAAGCGTGATGAGCAGAACGCCATTGCGCGCCGCCGCAAGATTGAAGACCAATTGATTGAGCAAGAGGGCGTGCCTGAAGCGCTAGACGGCACCTTCAATGTCGAGAAGGGCGGATTTAAGGTCAAAGTGACTGGCCGCATTAATCGCAAGGTGGATGGCGATGCGCTGCAAGAAATTGCGGCAGAGCATGGCCTATCCGAGCATCTGTCCAGCTTGTTCCGCTGGAAACCCGAAATCAACATGGCGGTGTGGAAGGCCACATCACCTGAGATTACTCAACCGTTGGCACAGGCGATTACAGCAAGGCCTGGCCGACCTTCATTCTCAATTTCACAGGAGATAGACTAATGTCTGATTTGGATTTCACTTACAGCGCTGCTGACATTCCAGAGAGCAGCAATAATTACGAGCCAGTTCCGGCTGGTTGGTATAACGCCACTGTTACAGAGGCTGGGGTCAAGGAAACCCGTGCTGGAGATGGTAAATACATCAAGCTGCGCTTTGACATCACTGGGCCGACAAACGAAGGCCGCGTGGTGTTCACCAACCTGAACATTCGTAACAAGAATGAGGTTGCGCAGAATATTGGCGTTGAGCAATTGGGTCAGCTCATGCGTGCTGTTGGCCTGCCCACCATTCAGGACAGTTCGCAGCTTGTTGGTGGCTCATGCCAGATTAACGTAAAGATACGACCTGCAAGCGGTCAGTATGAAGCGCAGAACGAGGTTAAGGGCTACAAGTCCATCAACGGATCGGCATTGCCTAGCGGGCAACCAGCCGCGCCTGCGCCCGCACCTGCACCAGCACCAGCATCAGGGGCGACACCGCCGTGGAAGCGCTGATTGATCTTATAGATCAGGAGCATGAGTCTCGTCAGGGTCGGCCTCGCGGCCACCTTGGCGGGAGCCTCTTGGGCCACCCATGCGAGCGCTGGCTTTGGCTTTCGTTTCGCTGGGCGGTGCAGGAGCAGTTCCCTGGGAGGGTTCTACGCTTGTTCCGGCGGGGCCACAACGAAGAGGATTTGATTATCCGTGATCTTCGCGCTGTTGGGGTGGTTGTTATTCACACGCAGCGCAAGGTTCTGTTTGGCGGTCATGTGGCTGGCTCTATTGATGGCGTGGCTAAGAACGTGCCTGACCAGCCGCCCACCAAAGAGTATCTGCTAGAGTTTAAGACGCACGCCAGAAAGTCGTTCGAGCATTTGGAAAAGCATGGCGTTGAGAAATCCAAGTTTCAGCACTTTGTGCAGATGCAGGCATATATGCACGGGGCTAATTTCCAGCAGGCAATTTACATCGCTGTGTGCAAGGATGATGACCGTATGCACATTGAGGCGGTTGAGTATGATAAGCAGACGGCAGAGAAATATATCAAGCGCGGTCAAGACATCACGCTTATGGAGCGGATGCCGCCACCGATTAGCACGGACCCCACATGGTATCAGTGCAAGTTTTGCCCCGCATACGATTTATGCCATGCAGCAAAGCCTACCAAGCACGCCAACTGCCGCACCTGTGCGCACGTTACGCCAACACAAAAGGGCGAATGGCACTGCGCGGTATACGATTCGACAATCCCGGAGGATTTCCAGCATGATGGCTGTGACAGCCATGTGATACATCCTGACCTTGTTCCGTGGGAAATGAAGCCGCGTGACGATGGTCGGCACGTTGAGTGGGTGATTGGCGATAGGGTTGTGCTTAACGGCCCTGATGGTGTGAAGAGCCGCGAGATATTAGCCAATCCAGATTTTGTCGGCACTGACCTGCACGAGCAGGTTAAAGCGATGTTTCCTGAAGCGGAGGTGGTGGGATGAAATACGGATCCGTTTGTAGCGGTATAGAGGCCGCAACCGCAGCTTGGCACGAGTTGGGCTGGGAGCCATCTTTCTTTAGTGAGATTGAGGCTTTCCCATGCGCTGTGTTACAGCATCATTATCCTGATGTCCCTCTGCATGGAGACTTCACAACTATTAAAGGTGACGAATATGAGCCAATTAACCTTCTTGTCGGAGGAACCCCCTGCCAGTCATTCAGCATCGCAGGACTCAGAGGAGGACTGGACGATGATCGTGGCAACCTGGCGCTTGAGTTTCTTAGACTTGCTCAACGAACACGGCCCAAGTGGCTGGTTTGGGAGAACGTCCCCGGTGTCTTGTCATCGAACGGAGGACGGGACTTTGGTTCCATCATCGGGGGCATGGTCGAAATCGGGTATGGCATCGCCTACCGAGTGCTTGACGCTCAATACTTCGGAGTGGCACAGCGCCGCAGACGTGTGTTTGTTGTCGGATGTCTTGGAAACGCAGCCAGTGCCGCAGCGGTTCTTTTTGAGCGCCAAAGCCTGCAAGGGCATCCTGCGCCGCGCCGAGAAAAGAGGGAAGAAATTGCCGGAGCAATTACGGCAGGCGCTTTCAGTGGTGGCGCAGGCGGACGACCAGAAGGAGCCGCAGTAAATCATTTTGTTCCGAATATTGCAGGGACTATGCTTTCAAGGGCGCAAAGTGGCGGTTTTAGCAATAGCGTAGATCACGCTGCCGCAGGATATATGATCCCTTGGCCCGCTGAAGTTGCTCCTACTTTGACCTGTGACTTCGCTGACAAGCACGGCCCGAACAACCCGCATATCTTAGGGGGGGGAAGCACACTGC